CTACCTGAGCTCCAGCGTGGTTCCGCCCTTCTCGCACTGGGCCTTCGCCGCAGCGCTCGGGCTGTTGTCCCTGCCGCACTCGAACCCCTTGAATGAGCCGATGTGCCCGCTGCCCTCCACGGGACCCGTCAGGTAGCCGTTCATGATTGCGTTGGCCTCATTGCAGCCGATGGTGCCCGAGGTCACGTACAGCTTGCCCTGCACATACTGCGTGCCCGCGCCGTGCAGAGCGCCGCATGCTCCGCCGGCCCCGGGCTTGTCGGATGCCGAACGGGTCTGCTGTGTCGAGGGCCCGGATGTGGACCGGGTCGGGGCCGGCGCGCTGGCCGCAGAGGTGCTTGCCGACGACGCCCCGGTCGCCAGCACCCTGGTCGTCGACGTACTCGGGGCTGGTGTGCCAGTCGCAGACGTGCTTGCGGAGGAGGCACTGATGGCGGTCCCACTGGTGGCCGGGGTGCTGGCGGTCGAGTCACTGTTGGCGCCGCTACACCCTGCCAACAGCACGGCAGTACCGAGCAGCCCGAGGGCGCCGGTGATCGAAACTCGATGATATAGCTTCATAGCCTGAGCATAGATTCGGAGTGCGCGGCTGTTCCGAGTGACCCCGGTCGTCATTTCCTTCATGCCAGGAGCGGACGAATATGGCCTCGGACGGGACCCACCGTTCCGGCACCGGGCCCTCACGGAGATGCCGAGGGCACGGTCTGGTCATGCAGGTGGTGAAAACCCGGCCGAACAGCATCTGACCGGGTTTTTCAGTGGAGCCTGTGACAGGAATCGAACCCGCGACCATCGCTTTACAAGAGCATTCAAGCTGTCCTAGTACCGGGCTCATTTCCCACCTGACAACGCTGTCTGTGTGTTTGCTTGCTGCTGGATGATGCCACGTTTTGCACCGCGCGAGGCCGATTTAAGGCCGAAGGGGGGTACGCGTCCGGTGCGGGCGACGGGATGCTTTCCGATCAATTGATCGGAAAGCATCTGGGGTTCCCGTGCGCGTGAGGAGCCCCGAAAGTATCATTTGATGCTTTCGCTCCTGCGAGTGGTCCCCTCGGGCGCGCGGGCGTCGGCCGTTCCGATCAATCGATCGGAACGGGGATGGTGGGGTTCCCTCGCGCGCGCGAGGGAACCGAAAGTGTCCAGATTGGACACTTTCCCGAGCGGGGGGTTCCCTCGCGCGCGCGAGGGAACCCCAGGGACCTTGAAGCTAACTCGGAATTTCCGAGTTGGTTCCCTCGCGCGCGTGAAGAGCCCTCATCGACCGCTTTCCGATCAATCGATCGGAAAGCGTTGGTCCCCTCGCGCGCGTGAAGAGCCCCCCGGGGCCTGAGGAGGATTCCCGGGGGGCTCGACGCGCTGGACGCAGGCAGGTCTTCACACCAACAATTCAAAAATGCTCGCTGCCTTCACCGGCCCTGATGGAATAACCGGTGTTAACCTCGATTTTTCATGGGTGGCTGCTGGGTGGGGGTTCGGCGGCTGTGTCGTCGAACTGAGCATTGGGGGTCTTTTGCCCAGGTCTAGCCGGCTATGTACTGGATGGTGACCACCCAGCCGGGCCGGTGATTGTAGGGGCGTCTTGGCATGCCCAGGTCTAGCCGGCTATGTACTGGATGGTGACCACCCAGCCGGGCCGGTGATTGTAGGGGCCGTGATTCCAGTCGGACGGGTCACCGGCGATCTGCCAGGTGCGGCCGTCCATCAGGATCTGGTCCTTGGATGTGGGGGCCGGGCCGTCAGGCAGATGTCTGATGAACAGGTTCCTGCGGCTGATCTTGCGGAACTGGCCGGTGGTCGGGTCCTCGGTGGACATGACGGGTGACCAGCCGTTGATGAGCATATCGACGGGGTCGGCCCACACGGTGCCAGTATGGCCGGAGGAAGAGACGAAGCGCTGAAGTTTGACGGTCTGCATCACAGGGCCCCAACCCGGTAGCGGTTCAGGACGGCCAGCTCGGGGAGCAGGAACCCTGCGAATGCTGCCGTGCTGAACGGCCCGGACCGCTGCTCCAGCAGGTCAGGGTTCGCCTCGATACGGGCGGCCACCATGTCGATCACAGCGACAATGTCGTCGGCGATCTGCTCGACCTTCCTGCCGTTCAGGACGGTGGTGAAACCGGCACCTCGGGTGTACGACCTCACCAGGGCGGTGGACAATTCCACCGCCCTGCCGTCCACCACGCCGGTGGGATCGGACATCAGCGGGTGATCCCGCCGATGGTGACGATGGCCTGCGGGTTGATCGGGGCCGCGTCGTAACGGGTCACGACACGAATGGCCTGCTGGTCGTAGTCGGCGAACCGCTCCGACAGGATCGTCACACTCGGTGCGAGGTCACGGGCGACGGCGATCTGACTGAAGTCGGCGAGGGCGGCACGGCCGGCCGGCTTCGAGTCGGTGGTGTCGGGGATTCGGCCGGTCACGATCACCGGGGACCCGAACAGGCGGAACACGGCGTCGGCGGTCGGGTCGGGCTGGAGCAGGTAGCGCTGCTGCCCGTCCTTGAGCTTCCGCAGCTTGACGAAGTCGCCGGGGGTGACCAGCCACTTCAGGGCGGCCATGTTGACGTTGGCGGCCAGGGCCTTGCCCCAGGCGTCCAGAAGCACGTCGAGGGACATCGGGCCGGCCGCGTCAACGGTCTGGGTGCCGGCGTAGGCAAACAGTCCCTTCGGGGTGGTGATACCGTCACCGGTAGCGGAGAGCAGCTGCAGGTCGATCTTGTTCGCAACGTCGGCGACCAGGCGGTCCTTCAGCACCTGGTCGAGGGAGACGAACGACTGCCGGGACAGCTCGTTGGAGTAGCGGGTGAGGACCTTCACCGACTTCATCGTGGAGGGCATCAGCTCCAGTTCGGAAACCTGGTAGTCGGCCTCGGGGATCTGCTCATTCTCACCCACCCAGGTGAGCTTGGAGTCATCACCGACGGGGGCCTTGGGAATGCGGATGGGGCCGGCGGTGTCGAACATGCGGGGGCCGGCTGCGAGGAAGACGCTGGCGTCCTGAAGGGGCTGGACGAGGACCTTCTGAACCTGCTCTGCGGTGAGCTGGGGAATGGTGGTGGTCGATGCGACCATGGGAATCTCCTGACTGGGGAACAATGTGGGATCGGTGCCCGCCAGGAACACACAACAAGGGGTGAGCCACCAGGGCTCACCCCTCATTGTAGATCAACTAGTTGACGTGTCAATCAGAAATGGAATCGGCGGGTTAATTCGTCGTGGGTGATCCGATCCCAGAATCGTCGCTCCTCCTCAGCTGGCCCTGGCCCTGAGCATCGACGCGAGATCCACTGCTCCAGCGTCTCCGGATCGTGGCCCCTGCCCGACCGAGCCGTGCGGGACACGGGATGCCAGGTGCGGCTTGGCGTGGAGGAGTTCTCCGATGGCCTGGTCGAGTGCTGCCGAGTCATTGAGAAGCCCCTCGTCGTAGGGCAGGTCGGTGGGGTCGGCCAGCCGGCCGGTCGCGGCCACCTTCGCGGTGAACAGTTCCAGTGCCAGGTCGTCGCGGTCCTTCGCCCGGGTGCGGTACCTGGCGGCCTCGTCGCGCAGCTTGTGGACCACGTCGGCGGGAAACATCTCAGGCTCCGCCTCCTGGTGGCTCTCAGCGGCTCCGCTGTCGTCAGCGGGGGTTTCCCCGGGTTCGGGCTCCTGATCGATCCCAGGGCCCTCCACGGACGGCTCAGGGGCAATTCCCGGTGCCTCGGTCTCTGCCGTCTCGTTCTGCTCGTCGGTCGTCTTATCCATCATGTTTCTCCTCAGTTGGTTGAGGCCGGGGTGGCCTCGATCTGTGCGATGTCCTCGGCCGAATAGCCGAGCTTCTGCAATGCGAACCGGCGCGGCAGGATGCCGGCCTGGAACAATTTGACGGTCGCGTCAGCCTCCTGGGCCGCGCTCCGGGTGTCGGCCGGTGCCCAGTCCACCGACGTGTGAATGGCTCTGGGATCGGCCCCCGTGCGGACCGCAACCATCAGGGCGGCCACCTGCTCCCAAGCTCGACCGAACGTCACCTGACGGGCCTCGGCACGGGCTGTCAGTCCCGACTCGGCAGCGCGCAGAGCATCCGCCGATGTCGGATTCGCGGCCGTGATGCCGACCATGTGCGCCGGCAGCGCGGACATCGCCATGATCTGCTGGAGGGTCACGTTCACCGCGTCCTGGTAGGCGGACAGGTCAGCCCCTGGCAGCTGCCCGAACTTCGATTCGGCCGACTCCGAGATCATCATCTTGTCGCCCTCGGGGAACGGGTTGGACAGAGCCGAGGACTCGTTAGGATCGTCGGAGTCGAGGTCCTCCGCCAGCGTGATCCCCGTCGCCCACCGTCGCGGACGCGCCGCCGACTCGGAGGTCGTCAACATGTCCAGCAGCAGCTTGTCGAGCGCGTCGACCAGCGGGATCAGATCATCGATCTCCGAGGCCCCAGGACCCAGCAGTCGATCCGAGTTGCGCAGGTCCACCACCGGCACCACACCCAGCGGATTGTCGACCTTGCGGACCGCCTGGAAGCCACCAGCAGCACCAGCGGACTGTGCAACGAACCAGACGATCTGGTCAGGCAGATACTCCACCGCGTAGGTCTGGCCGGCGTCCTCGTTGGACCAGCGTTTCAGAGCGCCCACCACCTCACGGGTTGCAGGGTCGCGGCGGACCACGCACTGGTGCGGGGACTCCACCGACACACGCGGGTTGCCCTGATCGTCGGCCCACACGATCACCGGGCACTCGCCCAAGGTCAGGGCCTCCCGGTGCGCCACCGCCGCCATCTCGTCCAGGTTGTTGGCTTTCCAGTCCGACCACAGCCGGGCATCGGCGGCACCATCGACACGCAGCCCCGTCACCCTCAGCCGCTCCGCCAGCGAGTCCACCGCCAGCCTCGGAAAGTTCACCGCCATTCGGAACAGTTTCCGGTTCAACAGTTCGGCCTCGTCGGCGTTCAGGAATGTGACTGCCTGGTCACCTGAGTAGTACCGGTCCAGCAGCGAGAACCGACCCTGGGGGCCGTCCAACTGCTGCATCATCTTGTCGAACAAGTTCACGAGAATCTCCTTAACGCTTGAATGAGTACACGCGGCCACGCCGCGCCTTGTGGTTGATATGGAATTGTGCCCGGTCGAAAGCAATCACCGCAGCAATCGCCAGGTCGATCTTCAGTTTCGACATCTTCTTCGGTTTCGTGAGCATGTCACCCTGCGGGGTGGCAATGACCGTCGCGTGGTCGATGTGCGCTGCCAGCCGGTCATCACCATCATGGGTGAGCCCGCCGTTCATCACCGCCTGGTAGAAACGGTCTGTTGCCGGACACATCCGCTTCCGATAGCCGGTGTTGAACTCCACCACCTTCTTGTCGCCGTACTGCCCGGCCCAGCCCTCCAGCTCCGAACGCCAGCCCCACGGGTCGGCCGACATCTCGACAACATCGAACCGGTCGAAGGCGCCGGCCACCGCCTCGGCGACCTCCGCGCGCGGGGTCGGACCCGAACCGTCCCAGCAGCCCAGCACCTCCAGGTGAGGCACCTTCTCGACCGTCGCCGCGACCAGCGCCGTGGTGTCGCCAGCCGCCTTCCCGGACAGCGAGGAGCCGTCGAACCCCAGACACACCCGGGCACCATCGACAATCCGCTGGCCGCCCACGCACTTGCCCCAGGCGCCCCACGGCAGCCACGACACATCCGAGTGAACCCACTGCCCCAGACGCAGCTGACGGAAAGCCGGCTCCCGCAACGTGCGCGCGGCAGTCGCCATGCCATCGGCGGCCAGAAAGTCACCCAAGGCAGGATTGGCTTCCGCCCAGGCGTCCCGGTCCCACAGGTCGCAGCCGGTCGGGGCAGCGAACTCCTTCAGGTAGAAACTCGGGTCGTCGTCGTCGCGGCCATGCTTCACCAAACGCCACATGATCGAATCCTCCGAGGCCGCCGGCGTCGAGATCGCCAAGACCAGCGACTCCGGACGCTTGCCCGACATCGAGGTGATCGCCTCCCAGACCTCCTGCGTGACAGTGTGAAGTTCGTCCACGATCAACAACGACGGGTCCCAGCCGTGCAGCGCGTTCGGGTCGGCAGGCAGAGCACGCAACACCGAATCGGTCTCCGGAACCTCGATCCGGTCTTTGTAGATGTGGACCCGACCGGCCAGCTCCTCGTTCAGCTCGATCATCCGACGCGCCAGATTCACCGTGATACCCGCCTGCCGCTCGTCACTGGCGACGACCAGCACCTCAGCAGACGCGGCCCCCACGAACAGTTCAGCCACCGCCAGAGCAGCAGCCAAGGACGTCTTGCCATTCGCACGAGGCAACGACCACAAAGCAGTTCTGACCCCCGGCGCGAACGCACCCCCCACGATCTCCCGCTGCCAGGGACGCAGCCGGAACCGCTGGTGAGCACCAGCACCACGCGGCGTCAGCACGAACTCGCGGATGAACTTCTCCCGCCGCTTCGCCCGGCCCCTCGGCCACCCCGTCGTGTCCAACGGCGGCAGCTCAATCCTCGACTTCGCACCAGGCTTCAACATGAAACCCCCTCCAAACCGCCAGGCTCATTAACGCAACGATTAACGCAACGATCAGAGAGCGTAATTCTGGGTCGCGCCGTGGGAGCCGGGGAGTGTTCGTCGGGGGTGTCCCCCCACCTGGGGAGTGTGGTGTCGGGTGTGGTGGCGTTGAGGTTGCCGTCGTCGGCGGCCCAGTGGTTGTAGCGGGGCGTGCCGGGTTGGGATGAGCCGGCTGCCAGGTTGCAGTGCTGGCAGACGACGGTGATGTCGTCGAGGCGGATGGAGCGTCCGGCTTTCAGGCGTGCCCAGGCTCTGGGTGAGTGGTCGGCTTGGAGGTCTCGGGTGGACCCGCAGACCGAGCAGAACGGCTGTGCTGCTCTTGCACGGCGGGAGAGTGACATCCAGGCGGTGGTGCCGAGGTCGGCGCGTCTGTGGGGTCTGCCGCGTCTGTGGTCGGGTCGGTGGGGGCGATGGTCGGTGCAGTAGGTGCCGGTGCAGACGGATCCGCAGACGGCGCAGGTGGACTTCACGGGGTGCTCCTTCCGGGGTGTTTGGGTGGTCATGATGCGGCCTCCTGCTGTGCTTGGGTGTGTCGCCACGAGCAGGTGTTGGATCCTGTGCGGCCGGTGAGCGACAGGTTGCAGTCGGGGCACGGATCATCGGGGACCACAGTCAGCTGGGACTCTGCATGTGTGTCACATCTGTCACGTGTCACATTCCCGGGCTCGTCGTCCGATGTGACATGTGACACTTGTGACACGGTGTTGACGGGGAAGTACTTGCCGCGATCCTTCGGCTGGAGGATGCGCCCGTCCTTCAGGGCTCGGCGGAGGTCCTGCCTAACGGTGTCCTCCCGCAGCCCGGTTGCCCTCGCCACTTCGGTGCCACTGATACCTTCCGGCGATCTGGACACCAGGCTGACGATCTGGGTCATCTTGTCGCCTACCCCGGATGTGAGGCGGGCTTGCGCGGCAGCATGTGACGCTTCAGCGAGGCTGTCGCCGTCAATGCTCCAGGATCCGTTCTCGGATACGGCCGCATAGGATCCCTCCTCGACATCGCGACCCGAGATGGCGATGATCGCGTCGTTCTCGCCTCGGGGCCGCTGGAGGACGATGGTGAAGTCCGCTGCGCCGTTGAGGCCCTGGGTGCCAGAGGTGGAGTCCATGAAGTCGACACTCTCGGCCTTGCGGCTGTGGTGGACGGTGAGCACTGTCGATCCGGGGTGGTCGTCGGCCACCTTCTTGAGTCGGCCTCCGATGTTGTAGTCGCGCTGGTACTGGGTCTGCCCGGTTGATGCGGCAGGCATCACCTTGCCCAGGGTGTCGAGCATGACGAGGCCGCCCTTGTGAGCGTCGAGCCAGTAGTCCATCACGGCGAGGATGTCCCGCTCCTCCACCAGGTCGGTGATGTAGGAGAAGTTCTCGGGGATCGGGTCACCGTCGGGGAGGAGCTTTCGGCAGCGGGTCTGCATCCGCCGGTCGCCGTCCTCCAGCGCGAGGTAGAGAACGTCGCGCTGCTCCACGTGGATGGCACCGAGTGCTGATCCGCCGGCCGCGACTGACAGTCCGAGGCCGAGGGCGAACCAGGACTTGCCGATCTTCGGGGGTCCGACGAGGAGGCCGGAGCCTTCGGGGACGAGGCCGGGGACCATCCATTGCATTGGGGCGAAGTGGTGTTGGTCGAGCCAGTCGCCGGTGTGGATCTTGTCGAGGAGGCGGGCCTTGTATCGGGCTTCCGCCTGCCGGGCTTCGTCGTCGCCTTCGGGGAAGGCGGGTCCGTCGTATGACTCGGTCATGCTGCCGCCTCCTGCCGGTAGTCGTCCATGAGCCCTGCGATCACGATGGACGCGGACCCGAGCAGTTCGGGGTCGCCGTACAGCCGGACGAACTGGGCCTTGGCGCGGCAGGCGAGGGCGGTCTCGGCGAGGTCGCGGTCGCGGGCCTCCCGTTCGGCCTGGGTGGTCTTGCCGACGTACTCTCCGGGCTTGCGGCGGGCGTCCTCGAACTGTTGGGCGCGGCGCTGCCAGTAGTGCACGTCGCCGTCTGTGAGGGCGTCCTGCAGCAGACGGAGGGCTGACCAGTTGAGCATGTCGAGGAAGTCGAGGAGACGATCAACGGGGATGTCTCCCAGTTCCTTCTGGGCCTGGGTTGGGGTATCATGATTCGCGAAAGGTACCGAGTTCTTCTTGGTGGCCCCCTGAGCTGTTGCCTGCAGCTGGGGGGCCGTTTTCATGTCATGAGGCACTGGGGCCCTCCTGGGTGTCGGCGATGAACTGGGCGGCTGATTCCTTGAGTTCTTTGTCGATCTCCCCGTCGGCGATGCGTGAGCCGCGACGGTTGGAGACCATGTTGTTGAGTCCGACCAGGTCGTCGATGCGGGCGATCTGCCTGTCGATCTCGCGGCCGATCTGCATGTCAATGTCGGCCATGACGCCGATGGCGTGTAGCCGTCGGGCGATCTTGCGGATCTGCGACGTCGAGCGGGAGACCTTGTTGTGCTCGCACCAGGCGGTGACCGTGGTACGCCACCAGTTCAGTGATCCAGGCACAGTGGTCCCCCGGTGCTGGCCCGGTCGGTTGCAACCGGGTGATGCTGCTGTGGAGGTCACGACGTCACGACTTCATCGCCGACGACCGAGGTCTCGTACTGCTGGGCGATCCAGGCGTCAAGGTCGGACTTGCGGTATCGGACCACGCCTCCGAGCTTGAAGGACTTCGGGCCCTTCCGCTGGTGTCGCCAGGCCCTCAGGCTCCCCGATGGGATCCCACCCAAATACTCGGAGGCCTCCTCCGTCCGGAGGAACTCTTCCCGCTGTGCTGTCATCTCGAACCTCGTTTCACTCGCTCTGTCTCGATGATGAGTAACAGCGTATACCTCTCTCCCCAGCATCGGCAAGTATCTTCGAGTAGGATGGTGCCGTGGCAGCAGACGACGAGATCATCGGGGCGAACATCCGGCGTGCGAGGAAGTCCGCCGGGATGAACCAGAGCGAGCTCGCGGCCGCGATGAATGGGCGTGGATTCACGTGGAGGCAGAACATCGTCTCCCGCGTCGAGATCGGCCAGCGCGAGCTTCTCGGGACTGAGTTGGAGGCTCTGGAGAAGATCTTGGGCAAAGGGCTGGTCCGCGGAACCTCGATCGAGAACTCCGCGAAGAAGATCGGCGGAGCCTTCGTCAACATCCGCGACAGGAAGACCATCGACTCCATGGGCCGACTCCATGCGCGGATCAGGACAGCTCGGGCGGAGTTGACAGCTGCAGAGGCCGAGCTGGACGAGCTGTTGGCCTACTGGCACGACGACAGCCAGGGCGATGGCGAGTCTTCGTAAGGTTTTCACTGAGCGTTCGGGGGCGGTCCGCTGGGAGGCCCGGTACTACGACCAGGAGCACCGGCAGCACAAGCGGTTGTTCCGTCGGAAGGTTGACGGCCAGCAGTGGCTGGACGAGCACACGGCAGCCCGGTGGAATGGTGCCGAGGTCGACCCCCGGAAGTCCCGTCGGACCGTCGCGGTCGAGGCGCAGGCATGGTTGGACGCCCACGGCGACTGGGGGGTATCGACCCGCACCCGCAACGAAGGCGTCATCAGGAATCACATCATGCCGAGGTGGGGGAAGGTGCAGCTGGGGCAGGTGAGCACCGAGGCTGTGCAGGCGTGGGTGAACGCCATGGCGGGGGCACCCGGCACTGTGCGGAAGAACGAGGGGGTGCTCTCGTCGATCTGCGATCATGCGGTGACGATGCGGCGTCTCGGCGTGAACCCGTGCAAGGGGGTGGTGCTGCCCCGCCAGGTGAAGGAGCAGCGCCGGTACCTGTCAGACGTCGAGGTGCAGGCGCTGGCTGTGGCCGCAGGGGACAGGTCGGTGATCGTCCGGCTGCTGGCCTACACCGGTCTACGGTTCGGGGAGTTCGCCGCCTTGAAGGTCGGCAGTGTGGACCTCGGCCGCCGGCGTCTCCTCGTCGAGCAGTCGGTCACTGAGATCAATGGGGTGATGGTGTGGTCCGATGTGAAGACTCATCAGCGGCGCAGTGTGCCCTACCCGGGGTTCCTCGATTCGGCGATGGCCGACCAGGTGCAGGGCCGTCGGCGTGACGAGATTCTCTTCCCGGGGAGGGGCGGCAATCCGATTCGGGAGGGTAACGCGCGGCGGGACTGGTTCGACCGGGCGGTGGCCACCTCGGGGGTCGACTACCTCACTCCGCACGAGTTACGACACACTGCTGCCAGTCTGGCGGTGCGGTCGGGGGCGTCGGTGTTGGCAGTGCAGAGGATGCTCGGTCACGCCAGTGCGGCCATGACCCTGGACACGTACGCTGACTTGTTCGATGACGACCTTGACCAGGTGATGGCGAAGGTCACAGCGGCCAGGGCTGAATCCCTTGAGGCCGATTCGAGGCCGACGGTCAAGACGCAGGACGGGGAAGTGACCGGTCAAATCGGCGTTGACAAGGGATAA